CTACAGGCGCACTCACCTTAGTTTTCCCGATTCCGCCCACCTTAGTAGTTCCGATTCCGCCCACCTTAGTAGTCTGAGAGAACAGCCCAACAGTTGCCACAAAGGCGATAAAGATAGCCAGTAATTTTCTCATAAATTAATATTTCCTCTCCGCTATAATGAGAGAACCAGTCGATGTTGCATCGAAGGATCCTGCGCTTGGAACAACAGAAACATCCGCGAAAACCGTGATCGCGTCATTTGTGTTGGTTGTAGTGTAGATTACCGGGTTTATTTTGACGTGGAGGAACCCAGCCGTCGTCGTCGTAACGATGCCAGAGGTAAAAAATGAAGTCCCGTTTGTCAAGTCCGCAGCCGTGTTGTTAGTTCGCCTGAGCTTCAGTGTTATCGTTTGATTGGCAGCAAAGGTTGCTCCGTTATATCGCAAATTAACCGTGCCTGAAATCAGGTAGGTGCCTGCGTTAATCAACGTTATCGTTGGATCGGTAGTCCCAAAGTCTATTGCCGCCGATGTGGCCGTAAGGCTGTAGTCAGTGCCAGCCCCATAGGCGACAATGGTGTTCATGAGCGGCGTAACCCCGTCCACGGAATCAACCAGCGATCCGATTGAGTTGGTCCCAGCGGTTGAGACAATTCCCGTGCTAAATGTTTGCAGCCCGGTAAAGGTATTTATCGCATCGGTTCGCGCCAGCGTTGCCGACGTTGAGGGGAACGTCATCGTAGTCGAGTCCGTGCCTGAAAGCGTGATTGAGTTCGTAACAGCAAGCGTCTTTGCCGATGTTACGTTTAGCGTACCCGCGCTTAAGACCACACTGCCAGTCCCGATTGATGCTACTTTTGAGTCGGTAACGGTGGTCCCTGAAACAGTGCCGAGGTAAAATCCTGTGCTGCCAGCCGACCCCTCTAGGGTGCGAAGGTAAGACGTAACCGAAGCCGGTGCCTGAACGGTTATATTTGTCGTGCCAGTTGCTTGTGTCGTGCCTTGGGTCATCACCATTGCGCCAGCGGTTGTGCCACCAACGCCAATGGACAGACTACCGGGAGTACTGATATTGCCTGAGCCATCCATTGTAGCCGTTGCCGATGGCGTCTGAAGCGTCGTAGTGCCGCCACCGGTGACCAGCGCTGTCGATGTGAGCGATCCGGCTGCGACGACGGTAACTGTTCCCACACCAGCCGACAATGGCCCGACTGTCACACCGTTTACACGGCCGTAGAACCCCGAAGTCGTGGACCACATATCGCCATTAACGGGGCTGGTCGGTGCAGCGCCATGGCCCATTCTCAGACTGGATATAGTCGTAGTGCCAATCGCGAGATTCAGCGCGGTCGATGCCGATGAGGCAATGCCTAGACCGGACTGGGTCCCAACATTAAGCGTGGTGCCAAAATTTGCCGCTTTGGCTGCACTAATTCCCCCCGAGCTACGGATTGCGCCACTCGTGCTCGATGTAGCATCAAGGGTTGATGGCATGAAGGTTGAAGCGCTAGCCCCAGTGCCACCAAAAGTAAGCAATGTGGTCGCGCCAGCAAAGGCAGTGAAGCTGGTTGACGCCGTATCTACCGATGTCGTAAATGAAGGGCTTACGCTCATCGCAAAAGTAGTTCCTGTTCCCGTTTGGCTTGCGATTGAGGTGGCGTTCCCAGAGGATGTAATCGGGCCGGTCAGGTTGGCGTTGGTGGCGTCATTCCCGTTTAGTTTTTGGATCGCTTGAAGGATCGAATCCGTGGACGCTACGGTGCCAGCTCCGCTGGTGTAGCCGGTGAGGACCTTCGCGATCACTGGGGCGTTGGTAAGTGTGGTTGCATTGCCTGAGCTGGTCACATCGCCGGTCAGGTTGGCGTTGGTGGTTGATGTGTCTGCTAAAGCGGCACGGGCGACGTAAAGATTTGGCACGAGTGTCGTAGAGGTGACTACAAGCGGGGATGTTCCCGTGCTGATTGTGGAAGTTAGTTGCGCTCCCGATACGGAGCCTCCCGATAGTATTGCCCCATCCGCATTAACAGACCCCGTGATCGTAGTAGATCGAATTCCGCTCACATTATCATACGAAACCTCAAGAACCTGTGCCGTATTTGGCGAAAGTCGAATATTGCTTAGTGTGCCGCTTGTAACAAGTGTTCTTATGTTTGCGCTACCATTAGAAGTAGATATTCTAAGGGTCTCGGATTCTCTTCCCATCACGAAAGATGTTCCTGTGCCACCATAAGATCCGTTTAGCTGTAACATCTTTAGTGTGCTATTCGGATAATCATAGGTAATGTTTTCCGTGTTTTTTACCTTGTTGCTAGTCCCGTCGCGAAGCACCAGAGAGTTATTGGTATAGATCCCGGTCGGCTGCTGAACTGTTATTTGTCCCATGGCCGAAGCCACTGAGAAAAGAATTAAAGCGATTAATTTTATATGTCTCATGTGTATATAATAGATTGATACTGGTTTGACTCAAGCCAAGTAATATCATTACATTTGATTTGTAAACAGAAAATGCCACTCGTATTTCAACACGCAAGACAGCCCCCGGACGGCCATTCTTTCGCCGACAAAAGCGGATACGTCGTTAAGTCAGCCACGCTAAAGGGGCTATTGAGCGCCATCGCATCTTACCGATCGAATAACGGTATTTATGCGGGGAATCCGGCTGTTGAGGTGGAAAAAGAATATGCCACCAAGTATCCATGGCTAGTAACAAAAATTGGGGAGGAAACGAAAACGTACATAGACCCTGTAGCGCAATGGGTGCAGCGCCTCTGGCGGGACCCCCCGAGCGATTTCGTTTATTCAGATGAGTCCGATGCGCGGGCGGCAATATGCTTAAATTGTCCTCACTATGCGGCTGACCACAAGTTCAGCCAAGACATAAATCGTCGCCTAATTATCCTCGGGGCAGGCGAGCTCAAGAAAATGGGAGCGTGCAAGGCGCATCACTTGGCCTGTGGGCTTGCTGCGTTAATGCGTAATCCAACCGCTGATTTGGCCATTGATCGCTGTTGGATTAGTCTTCTATCAAACAGCTTATAAACACCGCGCCAGCTCTTGCATTTACCTTCAGTCGCTAATTTAACCGCAGAAATAAGAGAATGACCACATTCTTGCATCAATTTATTCACGATAGGAGTAAAAAGCTCAAGGTATTTTGGTTGGTGAGGGGGAGGGAAATCTGTTATCCGCCCTGAACCGTACTGAAAAAGTACTGAAACCCCGTTTATTCCAAGTCGCCGGCCTGCTTCCGCGAATGCAGGGGCTCGATTATGCGTTCCCGCCGCGACTAACGTAAAAGCCAGTTTCACGCAGGCAATCTTCTGCTCCATTGTGTATTTGGTGCCGTTCCTCTGGCGCTTAACGATTCCAAGCCTTTCTCGCACATGATTCATCTCGTCCCATATTACCCAATTCGGTACTCCAAATTGCTTCGCGGTATCATCAACCCCTTTTTCGGGTACCATTGCCATGATCTTGTCGAGCAGTTCCTGAGAACGTTTTTTGCGCCTCCTGTACGTGATAGGCGCACCAACCATCCTTAGCCGTTGCTCAGGAGAAAGGATATTAACCTTCCCGGTATTCGCCTTGGCCTTGGCCCTCCATCGCTTGGAGACGACGAATACATGCCCGTTTCCGAGATCAATGGTTTTTGTTTCAGTTGTCATAATTAGCCTCCAGTTTGTTCCCCTCCCATGCCACGCCCGTTAAATTTTCTGGGTCATCTGCATTTTTCAAGCTCACGCGCTCCGATCCCTCGCCACGATTATCCCCATGGGTTGCCTCCATTATGCCCGGTGTTACGCCGCCTCGGTCATGGCACCATGCTACAAGCAAGTTGAAGCAATCCGCCTCGTCTGGAGATACGCCATTGTTTCTCAGCCGGTACTCGTGCTTTGGCTCAACCTGCACCTTTTGGCCCTTGACGTTGCGATAACGCCGTGTTGTGACTTGGCTGAATAACGGCTGGGTTGGGACCATAGTGTTTATGAGCACTGCGCAAACTACTGGATCTAGCCATCGTTTCATAGTAAACCATAGCTCAGTTACCTTGAGTTGATAGACATCGTAAGCTACCATTATGTCGTCTGCTAAGACTTTTGTTTCGCTGGCGCGTTCGCCAGACTCGATGCCCAGCACATTCCCCCAGAATTTAACCGCGTGAGACCATACGCCAGATGCGTTTCCTCCCTTGTCTATGCAGACACATTCGGCTGTTATGCCTAGCTCTTTGCACCGACCCATTACATCCTGCACAAGCTCCACCGTGCTACTGCTTTTAGGTAGTTCAAAAATCTGGTCCATTACCATAACGTGCTTGGTTATTTTTTTATCCGGGTCTGCACGATTAACAAATGGCACGAATATACCCTTGGCATTCGTCCATCCGTCGGCCTCTCCCCATCGTCCGACTGCCATCATTGCTTTGTCTGATCCACTGAGAGCTGTATCCACGGAAGCGATGTTTTTTATTTTGTCGATATATCTCGGTTCCCCAATCTGGGACTGCATCCAAGCGGGCGGCACGATTGTATAAGCATTGTCTTTAAGCGGAGGGAAGCCACGTCCCTTGGCCCAATAGCTCGCTGAGTTTTCGCCACTCTTCAGCAAATCCATGAATGATTCGTATGTGGCCATCCGCTTGTAAATCACACGCCGCTGTACTACATTCTCAAATAGTTTTGAGTCGAGTCTAAGTACGTCATATCCCTTTTTGCTTTTCCATCGGTACAGCGAGTCAACCTGCTCAATTTTCCAACCTTCTTCGGGTTCAGCCATTCCGACAATATCCGAGCTCATGATCTCAGGGTTAAATGCGATCACGATTTTGACGGTTTCAAGGCCGTCTATTGAAGCCTCGCTCGTCTTGATGTCCTGAAAAGCACCGGGGGAAACAGACGATCCCTCGTCAATCAATATGCGCAACCTTGTGCTCTCTCCATATTTCGGGTGTGGCTTAGGACGAGGCTTTGGCTTATGTCCTCGCAAGGCTCCAGCCGACACCTGATTCTGCTTACAGAGCACGCCCTGTATTCGCATTTCTGGGATGGCATCGAACATCGAGATAGTCATCTCCGTCTCGTTTATGAGCACCTTTTTCTTGTCATTATCCGTCATCGGAATGACGGCTGCGCGGTGAAGATTGCACAAATGCGAAAAAAGATTGGTGTACAGTGCCGTTTCCGACGGGGCTGCTAGCTTTACCGCCGTGTCATAAGGTTGCCACCTCCAATCCTGATAGAAGCGGACGCCGACGCTGTAGGTTTTCGACATAGACGAAGCTCCCATGATCAGCAGCTTATTGGTCTCTTCGATAGCCTTGAATATCTGTCTTACTGGTGACGGCCGAGAGTCGAACATTCCGTTACCCCAAAGTAAAACAGCCTGCTCGACAAACCTTCCATCATCCGCCAGATTCTTCTCCAAAATCTGCATTGCCTCGATAGCCTCTTGGACCGAATCAACTTTAACATCCAGCCCATCTGCCTCGTAGGCCATATTTGCGCCCTCGACCCAATGGCCCTCGGAAATGGTCTCGTGGATAATCTGTAGCTGTTCGATGTTCATGGGGCTTTATTGGGCTCAACCGTTTCGACTTCTGTAATCGCGGCCACCTTCTTTGCATTCCTTTTCCCTAGCGCCCTCATTTTACTCCTGCGTTCCTTCAGATTTTCGCCATTCCCGCTTGCCGCCCCTTCGGTTGCAGCCCGTACCAAGGAGGTCGCAAACTGTTCAAACTCATTATTCCCAGTACCGGACGGATTGTTACCCTCATAGGTTGCCATGCTCATGAGTTGCAAATCCTTTGCCACACTAGCCATGCGTTGAAGAGAGCTCATGTCAGGCGCATTACCTGAGACTAGCATTTCGTCGAGCCTTAGGTTAAATAAATCGCGTATCTTGGCCTGAACAATCTTACACTGGTTTCGATTTGCCCTCGCATCGACGGCGACCTCAAATTTTCGCTTGTTCCTATCGACAACCGTAAGCGAATTTATAAATTCCGTCAGTCCAATCTCTTTGGGAGGCTGGGTTATCGCTGGGGCTAAAGGAGTCGGATCGCTTACCGCTAAAGGAGCCGGCAAGCTTACCGCTACTTGTGCGGGATTATCCGGCATGTTATTTTGCGTCAGGATTTTCAGTCACACTGAAATTGACCTTCTTGCCGGCTTTAATATCGGACATGAACTGGGCCTTCTTTTCCTCGTTAAGCTTCATGAACTCAGCCTCCTCTTTAGCCATATACGCATCTACAATTTCCTTCATCGCATCCGGGGTCAGTTCATACTTAATCCCGAGCGCCGTAATGGCTGCACGCAACTGTGCATTCTGCCATGCCATGCGCTCCAGTGTTTGGTCCCGAAATTCAACCTCGTGTTTAAGCTTGCGAATCTCTTCGCCGGCCTCGCGAAGAAACTGTTCTTTTGGTTTCTGAATGCCCTTTGTATCGGGCGGGATAAATTTACTCATAACCATAAGCTGTATGCATCTTATTGCGAGGCAAGAGAAATTAGATGTTTATTTTTTATTAGACCCTAGCGAATTCATTTTTTCGATCACGTCCTTGGTGATGAGCTTGGCCTTGATCTGTCGCTGCAAGTATTCCCTCTTTTCTTGTGGAGTTTTAAGCTTGTTTAATTCGTTCATGAAATGTTGCGCCGTTGAAGCTCCACCAAGGCCAGAAATTTTGTTTTCAAGCGCATCCCTATTGGTTGATGGGGCAATAGCATACGATAAAACTTTCTTGGCCATGGTTGGGTCGTTTTGAACTATTTTCCTTAGCTCATCCATCCTATCAGCGGCCGGCGCTTCCATGATCGTGTCATAACCCACTTGCGTTTTTGCTCGCTCAATCGCTGTTGCCGATGATGCATCTTTCGAGAGTGCATCCACCCTCGCGTACTCAGGATCTAGCGCGCTTGACACGTCGCCCATGATCGGGATTTTCCCGTCAAATTTGCCGGTTCCGATTCGGTTTGCCGCGTATTTCTCAAGCTCTCCGAAAAGCTTAGTCGCATATAGGCCGGCCTCTTGTGGGGTTGCTTGACTGAACGCCGCAAAGTCTACGTCATTTATCTGTCGCTTGAAGGCTTTTCTGACTGAACCCTCATAAAGATCCATCTCATCAGGCGTCATGTCTCGCTTTACCGCCTTGCCATCCACGATAACGGCAATCTGCCTGTTCCCTGACATATTGGGGAGGCTCATTCCCATGCTAATTTTATCGGCAACAGCTCGGAATGCAGGATCTGTCGAGGGCGCAGGCCCGACCGTTCGGCTGATAGGGGAGACCTCAATCAAGATGGGGTCCCAAAAGAAATTACGGTTTGGCTTTCCATCGTTCACGCTCCTGCGGGCAAAAGGGACCCGCGCCAGAAATTTTTCGATTACCGCAGCTTCCTTGGGAACTTTATAACGCTGTTCATCCATCATGTAGTCGAGCTCTCTGAGAAACGAACTTGCGGGTATAGCCCCTACCGCGACGTTCGTAAACGCATCGGCTATTTTTTTCTCGAAAGAGCTCTCATCAACCCCACGACTATTCTCAGCCAGTATTCCCGTGAGCATGGAGAACTGCGAGGCCATAGACAAATCCTTGACGGAAACAAATCCCCCAAGCCATGCGTTGGAAATCTTAGCTATCTCCGTTTTTTCATCCCATTTTTCTTTATTGAAACGCTCTTGATCCCTCAAATGTCCCGATATGGCCATCGGGCCAATGAACGGCATGAGCTTATAACTGAGGGTCCTTCCCGATGGGGTTGTTATCGAATAAGGACTTTCGCCTGCTTGGCGAAGGAGTTTCTGCCGTTCTGGCGCTATGCCGTACCAGCCTCCTGATATGTCCCATTTTCTGCGCTTCCCCTCCTTATCTTCCGGCTGATCGCGATTGAAGAATCCAAGCAATGCCGCAGTCAATCCAAGTCCTGTCGCTTGTGCTATATTGATGTGACGGGCTTGTTCTGGGGAAAGTTTATTTAGAGAAAACCCCTCAAGGGTTGGTTGTGGGTTCTTCCACATTGTCCGCAGAAGGTTCAATTGGCCTGAACCTGGAGTCCAATTTGATGCCTCTTGGAATAAGTTCATCACCGAGCGCAAGAAAGTCAATCCAAGCGGGTAACGGGCAATGTTGAAAACCTTCATCCCCTTTATCCCCCTGAATATATCCCCCGTGATACCGAATGGATCGTTGTTCAAGGCTACCACTTGTTGCGTCAGCAAAGTGTGTTGAGTAATAGCATCAGATATTCCATCGTTCAGGATTTCACGCTTTCGTGCGATAAGCTTCAGTTTCCTTGCATCAGGTCCGAGTTCTTTGACCGCTTGTGCCTGCGCTTCAGCTTGTGCTTTCTTGTCAAATCTGCGCATAGCTGCAACGTAGCTAGGCTTGTCCCCGCGCAGAATAGCGCTATACAATAGCTGTTGCTGACGGATTCCGATAGCCCCAATGTAATCCATCGCTTCGAGTAGTCGGCCTTGAAGTTCAAACCCCGTCGCGACTTGTTTCTTCCATCCACCACGCCGATAAATAGCCGTCCACTCGCCTCCTGGTGACCTCCCGTTTTCCAGTGCCTGCATCGACTCAAGGAACTTCTGATTATATCTCGGCATCAAAGTCTTGTCTCCGGTCGCCATCATGTCCACGCCAAATGCAGTACTGAGCGCAAGGTCGCTGAAAAACATTCCAAGAATCTTGAAGGCTTCTGCTGGTTTACGTTCAAAGACCGCTGTGCTGACGAAGGTAGTGTAAGTTCTTGCCAACCCATTAACAATGCTGCCCAGTCCCATCTGAACCGCAGTATTTGGCGCAGACATAACATTTTTGAACCATGTATCCTCCATAAGCGCTCCGAGGGTTACCCCCTTTGCGTCCATCAGCGTGTCCATTATCTGCTGGTTGACGGCGTTTCTTTCTACTCCAACCGGCGTGCGTGCGGATTGCTGACCAAGATCACGAAGCTTGGCTCCCGTCTCGCCATCAATCGACTCGATGCCGTACTGTTGAGCTAGTGCGTTCAGGAACGCAGAATTATCGAGCAGCCCAAGATTAGCCCGTTCGGTCAACTTGGGAAGCGACTTTTCAAGAGCCTCCTTTTGTTCCTTTGCAATGTCAGGAAGGTTGATGACTTTATTTAGCTCTGCACGGAATATATTTAAACGTATGGTTTCCCATGCGCGCTCAGAAGCTTTTAGCAATTTTGCTCGTGTTTCTGCGGAAATATTAGCCAAGGCTGGATCGTCTTCAATCCGCTTGAACAGTTCCTCCTTTCGTGCCGCCTGATTCTCTGGAAGGTCAGTGAATATTTGCCGCCAATCAAGACCGGTCTGTGATGCTACTTTGCGCAGAGGGGCAAGCATCGCGTCATATTTATCAAGCTTGTCCGCAAGCCTATTCTGTTCGTCGATTGCCTTTGTCGTAGCACGACGGCTAATTTCGCGGTCTGCAATAGATGCCAACGTTTCACTGATGGCTCGCCTTACATTAAGGCCATCCGTTGCGGCTAGGAATGCCTCACGGTTTATCTTGCCGGAAATGTAATCAGCCAGAACGGATTGAACTGGCTGCTTTACCTTATCAGACCATGAAAGAGTGTCAGACTGTAGCTTTGACCATTGGCTTACTAGGCGATTTGCTTCGGATTCTGGGGATAATTGAGGGGTATTTCGAGAAATTACGCCGGCCGCTTTATTCCCCGCGTCCTTCATCCCCGCATTGATTTTATCAGAGGCTTCTGGAGAGAAATTTGATCCGACAACCTCTTGTATCCTGGATTGAATAATCCCCCGCCATGCCAGAAACGGGCGCAGGGGTTCAAGTATTTTATTTACAACACCCTGAGCTTGCAATGCCTGACCGGCCTCCGTCTTTCCACCTATAACTTGAGGTGCGAGTCGGTTAAATATCCGGTTAAATTCCGGCATCGTATCTGGAGTATGTAAAGTTGCGTCAGCTTCCGATAAAAGTTGAGCCACGGCTACGGCTTTGTCGGCAAGATTAGGGATAAGGTCAACGGCATCTAAAGCCCCATCCCAATCTCCGGTTTTCTTTACATAATCGACGTAGCGTTTCCCCGACGCCTCCTGTTCTTTATTAGAATCTTTTAAATAATCGTATTTACCAAGTTCAGATTTGCTTACGCCGCGATTATCTTCCGATCCAGATATTACTCGCGGCTCAGGCGGAAGATCAGATTCTTTGCCGGCCTGCTTGTGCGCTTGCTCCCATATATTCCGTAGGTGCGGACGAACAGCATCGCCAAGTTCGGCTATAGCCTGCTTTGACCACTCGCCAAACTTCACGGCTCCAACCTCAAGTCTGGCCGTTAGCTTAATTGCATAGGCCGCAATAATCTCGGCGTCGATTGTGTTTGTCGCTCCCGAACCTGGGCCACGACGCTTAATCACATCATTGGCCCATTTCTCGACGGCGGAACCGGAAACTACGCCCTTCGTCTCTCCTTCAGGAGTGAGTTGTCCACGGCGTGACTTACCGACTGCGTTGGATAATTCAGCCGGATTAATGTCGGCGATTGCCTTGCCGTTATATCTTTTGATTCCAGCGGCATCTAGTTCGGCCCGCTTGGCCTCTCGCGTCATGCCAGAGACATTAGGCATTTCTAGCCCTGCATTGTTTAATTTAGCTTCAGCCGTTCTAGCAGGAGTCAGCAAAGCCTCAACGCCGGATACGCTAGACGGCTGCTTAATTATTGCTGGCTTAGGCTTGGCCATCGCTGGATCAAGATGCTCCGTATACAGCTTTTCAGGACCAAGCGAAGGCTTGTTCTCAACTATGCCAGATTTCTTGGCTAGCTTCATAGCCTCATCCCGGCTAACGTATCGACCAGTAGATGTGACGAATCCATCGTCCGCCCCATAAAGCGACGCATCAGGAATATCGGCCACGATCTCTCCGTGAGTTTTCCCGGTTACGACCTTGCCATCCGAAAGCTTTACAGCGGCTGATCTGATAGTCTCAGGAGCTGGCTTAGGCTTCCCCTGTTTAATCACCGACTTAAGCTCACCTAGCGTATACTGCCTCGTTGGCACCCAATCAGGAACTTCGGGCAGTTTAGCGCCTGCCTTATTTAAGTCCTTCACATTAGAAGAAACGGAATTTCTTTCAGCCCCAGTTTTTGATGGGAGAATGGCGTCAACTTGAATGTAACCAGTGTATCCCTCACCCCCCTGTTGAACGGTATAGAGATATTCCGTCTCGGGGTTTTTAACCGCCGTTTTAATATCTTTCGCTTTTGTCTGCTCTGGAGTCACTGCCATTGGCGCTTCAACAATTTCAGCCTCCACCCCATCGCGCTGACGGCGCATAGCCGCAGCCCGTTGACGCCCTTCCATCGCCAGTGGATCAAGCGTCGGAGCCGGTTGCTGTGTGATGCCTTGAAGTGTTGGTGGTGTTGGCGCAGGAGCAGCGGTTAACTCGTTAATCCTCCCCTGCAAGGCAAATGGGCTCGTCTGAGTGCCGGCCTCGGTTGCGATATTGGCAAGAGGCTTTGGCTTGGCTGACTCTTGCAGAATCTGCGTTGATTTCGGCACTTCTTTGGCTTGTGCCTGTGCATCGGCTACGGCCTTGTCCTGCTGTTCTAATGCGCGCTGCTGGTCGGCCTGCGATTTAGCTGCCAACTTCTGCTGTGCCTCAATTGCCTTTGCCCCATTCACCTCACGCTCTACAGCATCGGCCGCATCGGTTAAGGCATCGGCCATTGCTTTCTGTTCTTCGGTCTCAGCAGTATCACGCGCAAGCTTCTCTTCAGTGCGCAGTGTATCCAGCTTTTGTTCAGGGGTTTTATTGGCATTACGTGCGTCAATCGAGGCCATTGCTTTCATACTTTGCCCAGCGAGGGTTATGCCGCCAGGAACAATACCTCCAACAATCATTGAGTCTACAACTCCCTCACTTATCTCTCTTCCCTTATCATATCCCGTACTTGGATCAGCGGCAATGCTATTTAGTATTCCCGTCTGCGCGCCCTCAGTGACAGCGTTCACACCGCCAGTAACTAGGGTATCCTTAATAATGCGCGCAAGCTTAGGTCCACCACCAAGCCCTTTCATAAGTTTTCCGACTACAAGCTTATCTCCAATAATATCTAACGGTCCTGCTAATGCGGTATATTTAACCGCCGCCTCATTGGCCTGAGAGTCCGTAGCCCCATATTTTTTAGCCTCACTGAAAGCCTCATCATACACCTGTCCAACGCTTCCAGCACTACCAAGAGTCGGATTAACCATCAACGGCAGTGTGCCAAGCGCTTGTCCTGTTCCCTGAGTAATCTGTCCAAAAAGCGAACGCTCATATCCTGTGTCAACCGGAAGCGCCTGACGAATATCTGCCCGCAACTGGCCCGTCGCATCAGCATAATCGCCAAGCGTTGAACGTATTCCCCCAGCAAGAGGCGATTCCTTTTGGAGGTCTAAAAGACGTTTCGCTTGTTGCTCTTGTAGTAGAGCATCGCGAGCAGCAATATCCTTGTCTGAGTCACCATCGTATTCCCCCTTAAGTCTTTCGAGTAACCGGACCCCGCTTCCAAGCGTTTCGGGGATATTTCGTATTCCGCGTGTCACGCCCTCGATTACGCCATATATGCCCTCTGATGTCGCCCCACGCGCAATAGATCGCCCAATATTAGTATTTAGAATCCCGATCATAGTCGGGCTAGTTCCGAAGCTAACAGGGGTTCCCTTTGGTGCATCAAACGCACCGGGATTATTTGAAAAATTACCCGCACCAACCTTCCATTCTTGTCCGCCATCAAACTGGTCAAACGGATTGCCAGCCGTTTTATCAAACTGGTCAAACGGGTTCGGAGCCTCCACAGTCGGAGTTCCGCTGGAGGCCAGTTGGTCAAACTGGTCGAATGGATTTGGCATTATTTGGTTAAGTATTTCGCACTAGCCCCAGCACCGTACTTAGCATCGAAATATACCGCCAACGCAGGATTTGCAACAAGCATTGTAACGGCTGTCTCTGGAATTGCAACGGCAGCAGATGGGGCATCAAAAGCAGTCTGGAATTCGTCGAGGATGGCTTGATTCTGGTTAGCAACCGGTGGCGGCACAATGGGGGAAGTCGGATTACTTTGCACCCCCCCCAGTTTGGCGAGTAGGGCGTTCATATTGTCTTGGCTTGACACGGCTGGCTTCATTCCGGTTGGCATGAATACCTGCTCATTCGTCTTTGTATTGAGATAGACGTTAACTTGGTTTCCATTTGCATCAATAACCGACCTAAGTGGCTTTAGTGTGCCATTATCCAGCCGAGAATTAATCTGATCTATTTCCGCATTTCGTTTTGCTTCCAGCGACGCCTCGGCATCAGCACGACGCTTTTCAATCATGCGTTCAATATCTATTTGCCCTGATGTTTTTACGGTTTCTCGACGCGGAGCCATATCGACCAATCTACCATCAAGCACTTGCTGCCTCTGTGTGAGACGAACCAGGTCTTGGGTCTTTGTTTTTGGCTGGTCCGAAATATTAAATTGCGGCTCCCCATTCTCGTCAATCATCTGATCCCCAGTCGAAGGATCAATTGCCGGAATAAGGTCTCTCTCTGCCGACACGTTCCCCCCATCGTAGGAGACATCCCCATCTACTATGTTAGGCAAAGCCGCTTTATTAACGGCTTCATTCAATCTGATCTGGTCAAGCTGATTCTGCAAAGGAATATTATTAAGTTTAGCGTTCCCCAGTTTCAATTCCATCTCCTTTATCTGCTGTAGCAAAGGCCGATCAGCAGCTTGGTCCTGAATACGCTGAAGCTGGCTTGCGAACGCCGCGCCCTGAGATGCAGCCGGAAGGATTTCCCCAAGATTACCGGCAAACATTGATGGGTCAAGATACCGGATTCCCGGTTGTGCTTGAACTTGAAAACCACCTGTATTGATTGGGTTTAGCATTTTTAGGCTATCCAGTAATTGTCGTTTTTGGATTTTTAGGGTCGCTGTAGTCCGTAAAAGTACCCTTTCTGTTTTGCGTGCTATTGCCCATGTAGTCTTTGACAAGACCCGCAGCCAAACCCCCAATCTGGCCATACAGTTGATTCCTCTGATTACTTTGTTGGACTGCAATCGCAGCCGCGTTTTGATTGGCAGAAGCCAGCGCATTAGTGTTGCCTACCGCAAGATTAGCAATTGAACCCGGATCAATGCCACTAGTTGGCTGCGCAATGTTCTGACCTAACTGAGCTGCCGAGAACTGCCGCGCAAAGTCTCCGCTATCCAGTCCGCTCAGGAAGTTCGCTGAGTCGAAAAGATTGCTCTTTCCTGCCATCTGGGCCTGAAGTGATAGCGCAGCATTGCCTTGTCCAAGTCCGGCCTCCTGCTGGCCAAGCGCGGCGGCTGTAGCCAAACGCTGGCGCTCAAGATCAAGGGTCGTAAGGCCAAGATCGCGAGTCGTAAGATCGCGCCCAAGGTTAAGCCCGCCACTCACAGACCCAGACTTGGCAAGTGCGCCCCGTGCCACTAGATTACGGACATCTTGCGGTAGCTGCCCGCCAAGAGCAAGATCGCCACTTGCCTTAGCAATAGCCTCACGAAGCAAAGGAGAGTCGTAACTGATCCCGGTTGGCGCTTGTCCGGCCTGTCGAGCAATGCTGTCAGCAAGCTGTTGAGCCTGATCAGAACGAGGAAGATTAGCCAGTACCCCAGAAAGCGAAGCTCCGCGAAGCTGTGCTGCTCCTGGATTATACTGGGCTTCAAGGGCCGCGCTATTTTTGGCGTTTTGTCTAGCGACATCGAGAGCTTGTTTTTGAATTGCGTTAATATCCACGGTCGGCGTAGTCCCTCCGTCTGCAACAGCAGAAGCACCAGCCTTAGCAGCTTTCTTCGCGGCGTTGGCTGCAACAAGGCTACCGCCTACTTTAACGACTGTAGTTCCAATGGCTACCCATGTCATAGTTTTATTCTCCTTGTGTTATAATCCAGCATAGGATTCTCTCTTTTGGTTATCAATTCCTCCTCAAGCTTTTCATGGTCCGTCTCGTCCGTAATGTGGACGGTCATATAAACGGTGTCCTCCAGCGCAAGGCCAGCACGTCGAGAACCGGGGTCCGAAAAGAACGATTCGCCGGCCGAAACGATCCTGGCGGTCTCCCCAAAGGCGGTGATAATCATGCTCCCCTTTGCCACTATATTAAAGGTCCGCTTGCTGTGTATCTTGCCTGTAAGAGCTGTCCCCGCCGCGATTCTCATTTCTCGAATATAGGCACCCTCCTGAAAATGATGCATTACTTCTGCGATAGCCTCGGGAAACTTTACTAGTTCAACCTCAAGATAATCAAGATCTTCGTGTGATGGAGACGATGCATACAAAGACTCTTGAACCTTGAGTGACAAGTCTTTCATTTCTTCAGTTATTGGCTCAATTGGTATCATTATAAATTGCTTACGCGAACGACGTTAAAGGAGTAGGTCGTTAGAGAAATAAGACCAGTACCTGGAGTATCAACCACTTCAGCATAAAGCTCAAGATAATCGGCAGATGCAAGCGAAACTAGAACGGAAAAACCGGGATACCAGCGACTGCCTACTGGACTTGGCGTGGCGTCAGCCCCTCCAAGGCCAGTACTAACTCCATTCTTTTTCAGAATGAATAGAACCTGCATCGTCGCTGGGGCTCCGGTTGAGTTGTCAAATTGAGATGTAACCGTAACAAGATATGTACCAGAAGCTGGAGCTGTATATCGGGACGTTGCGGTACTCAGTGGAGAGGGCGAAGGATTAATAAAAGCAGCAACAATCGTGATTTTTTGCTCAACCCCAGTGGTCGGGATTGATTGCGGTACGGCTGCATTACTTCCCATTGCCGGATAAGTTGGTGAAGTACTTGCGGCAACCGCAGCAGCAACCGCAACAGAAATCGCCGCATTCATCTGCGTTGTGGTGGAGTAGTTGCTCAACGTTGCTGCGTAGACATCAACCCATGATCCGCTGTAATATGTTTTAACCGCCAACGGAGAACCGGAAACATTGGTCTCAATCCATATCTGATAAATAGCAGAATTTGGGGGGTTAGAACCAATGGTGTAGCCCAGCGAAGCCGGCGCAATGATCTGCGGTTGATATGAGCCTGAAACGACATCCCAATAGTACCAAGACTCATTATCTTTCCACCAAGGACCAACATCGGAAACCGGGGCGGTTGACCCAGCAACGAAAAGAGCGAACGTCCCCTGCGTTACAATTTTAAGACGCGCCGCAATCATGTCCGCAAGTTGCTGCGGAGTGGATAAAACAGCGGGCGGAAGTGAGCCCATCTGGATTGTCAATGGAAGCTGGTTCGACATGTTATTACGATACGTCCGTTACGTCCGAGCTGTCTGCATCACTGCAATCTGTGCAGTCCGCGCAGGTTAAAGCCATTGCCTCGTATGGAATATCTACCACGCGAGGAACAAATGGAGCTAGACTTAAAAAAGGAGTTGGCACTTAGGTTATAAAAAGAAGTATCAAGTTTGCAGATACAGTCACTAACAAAATGCAGGCAAGTGAGCGTCGTATTGAAATTATATCATTCCATGCCGCCCGCCTCTCTTTGCATCGGTCGCAATGCTTCATGTCCGTATCCCAAATCCAGTCGATTCCATACACGACTGGACGGAATAAATAGTAGGCTAGGTCCCCGAGTCCGAAGGTTTTCATGTTATTAGTACTGGTGAGAGTCTGTTCGTCGTCGTGCCGTCGCCGAGCTGGCCCTTGTTGTTATACCCCATCGCCCACAGTTCCCCGTTAGGCTTCACAAAAAGGCTGTGAAAACGGCCCCCCGACCCGCTGGCGACGCCGGTTGTAATCAGCACCGGTGAAATCCGCTGCGTCGTAGTGCCGTCCCCAAGCTCGCCGAAGAAATTACGCCCCATCGCCCACAGTTCCCCATTCGTCTTGACGAACAGGCTGTGGTTAAAGCCGGCCGACACGCTTGCTACGCCTGTCGTGATCAGCACTGGTGAGATTCTGTCTGTAGTTGTGCCATCCCCAAGCTGGCCGTAGGCATTATACCCCATCGCCCACAACTCACCATTTGTCTTAATGAATAGGCTGTGGTAACCCTCCGCCGAGACGCTGGCAACCCCGGTTGTAATGAGTACCGGTGAAAGTCTGTCTGTAGTCGTGCCGTCGCCGAGCTGGCCAAAAATATTGCTCCCCATCGCCCATAGTTCGCCATTGGTCTTCACAAAGATACTATGGTAATACCCCGCCGATACGCTCGCTACGCCGGTTGTAATTAGTACCGGTGAGATTCTGTTCGTCGTCGTGCCGTCGCCGAGCTGGCCAAAAATATTGCTCCCCATCGCCCATAGTTCGCCATTGGTCTTCACGAATAGGCTGTTGTCACTGCCGGCCAAGCCGCTGGCAACCCCGGTTGTAATTAGTACCGGTGAAATTCTGGTTGTAGTTGTGCCATCCCCAAGATGGCCGTCGCTATTGCTTCCCATCGCCCACAACTCACCATTTGTCTTAATGAAGATGCTGTGAGTATTCCCCGCCGACACGCTCGCAACCCCGGTTGTAATTAGTACCGGTGAGATTCTGTCTGTAGTCGTGCCGTCTCCAAGCCGGCCGTAAAAATTATCCCCCATCGCCCACAACTCACCATTTGTCTTAATGAATAGGCTGTGGTAAAAACCCGCATCTGCCACCGCTACCGGTACAAGGCCGGGATTCTGCAAGATACTCGCATTAATTATAAAATTAGGCATTTGAAGGAATGGTTATAACCACGGGGAACGTGCCGCCCGGTAGAGAGCTTGCAGTATATCGAACCGTGAACGTCGTATCAGGCCCGCCAATACCAATCAAAGATGCCGGCTGAACCGTGACAGAGAATCCAGCCCCAACGACTGTTACTGTTCCGATTGCAATAGGAACATTTCCCGTATTCTTAATCGTAAACACAAAGTCTTGGTTTACCAAATAATCCGTGACCCCGAGATTTATGCTTCCGCCTGATACCAGCACCCCTCCGCTCCATGATACCCGCATTGAAGCCACGGCGATCAGCCCATAGTTAACCACCACATAAGTCCCATTACCAATCTCGGCCGCTTCAGAATCATAAACCCCAGGAGCAATATCCGTGTCTTTCAAATGCGCGATGATTTGCTGTATCGCGCAATCAGCCATTGCCTGTGCGTTTACCGCATTAATGGAGCTGGTAGCAGTACGGCGAATATAAATATCAGTCCCATAGGAGGTCTGCGTCATGCCTTCAGCGTAAGCCGTGAATGTCTCAAAAACCTGTCCATCGACGAATATGTTAAGCCCCGAGCATCCCGCTGCATTCAAAGTCCGTGGCGCAACTTCATCGTCCTCGCAATCTCCCCCTTCTCGCTCGGGTGACTCATTCATGTGCATCTGGTAAGCGCGAATTCCAGCCTGTCCTGACCATACGAGCAAGTGAGAGAATGCGTAATCTATCATATTTCCGACAACGCTTTCCACCCCGCAAGAGTTGCAGTCATTGTCCTGAAGCCCAGATGGAGTGAGAATGGTTCGCGTCTGCACTCTATTCCCGATCATCAACGGACCAAGTTCTGAGTATTGAACATCGGAGAATATCTGTCCCTTGCTCGCAACTAAATGGTATTCCTTCTGTAGCTGATAGCTCCCTTTGGTTGATGCAACGTAAACATTCAAATCAACATCACCGTAAATCTGGGATAGGAAAAACTTAGACCAGTCGTAACGCTTCTGAGAAAGATTCCCCGCCGCATGATCTCGCAATTGAACATAGCATGTGATCGCGCAACCGTTGTCTGTCTTCTCTGGCAACATAGCCTCCCAAATTCTATTCTTACCGTCGTAGTCGATTGACCCAAAGAATATCCGTTCCGATCCATTCACAATTCCACGACACCATTCAATCGGACGCCATCCCGTCCAGATTCCCGTCCATGCATTGGCGTTTTCGTCAAATGGAGCCTGATCCAAAACCCACGTGTGGCGATTTAAGACATCGCACGATGGCACCGACATCATCAGGTAGTTCTCGTAATACGACCCGCATATTTCGGAAAGGTCGGGTCCTAGATATGCCTTACTCGAAAACATCTCGTTATCCTGATAGTCGATCCGAGACGTTATGTTCTGGCGAAGCGCCGAGTTTATGTTTGTCAGGCCACGAGGTCCGAACCACCACGTAAGTCCATACTGAGTAATAAGGCTTCGAGGCGCGACACACCCCACATTGGGGATGATCGTATTCTGGAAAAGATCAGTCGTAAGCCATTTTGTCCTGTCCTGAATATTTGACTGGAAGAGCGTTCCGCTAGTCTCAGTAAAAGCGATAAAGCCCTTTGATCCGGCTCCGTCAGCAGGAACCTCAATCATGCCCGTGCATGGGCTCGAAAGGTAAAAAGCTCGCGCCTCGTTCAGGTACAGGGCCTCCGTGAACTTCAGGGGATTGCCAATATCGGATGCGAATATCTGGTTCCCTCGACTTACCCAAAGGCGATTCCCAGACCAGATCATCCAGAGTCCAATCGGCGTCTCAGTGTATCCGGGTACGACAGCAGTTACGTCGGTCGGGAATCCGGGATTAAGATGACCAGAATTACCGCCATCCCAATACCCGGCGCGTGTAGCCCCGTCCTGCATAATCAGGATGCTATATGGGTTATCGAGTGTGATGAGATTGCCCGCAATATCGTAATCCGTGCTTTTAAGCGTCTTCGCCCACGCGATATATTTTGAGGTACTTGAAAACTGGAGATTCCAAAGCCGCTTATAACTGGTGAACGGGGCTGATGAGGCATATATTTTACCGTCAACCGCCGCGACTATCTGCGCTACTCCATTGTCAGGAATAAAAAGCGTCGCTCCTTGGAAGTTGCCAGACGGAAGACAAAACAGGCTTTTAGTGCCGGGTCTAGTCTGCACGATTCCTCCTCGACATCCCACATTCTGCCCCATCACAAACTCAAGTTCCCCCAGTTCTGCGGGGTTGTATAACTG